CTGCGTTCACAGATGCTACGTCTGCCTTTACAACTAGATACTGTTGCGGCCCGACGACTAAACCGGTTCTTTCGTAAACTGCCTTAGGAGCTAGTTCTACATCAAACTCTATGTATTCGGCAAGGCTCGGATCAGTTGCACTAGTGCTAATTGCAACTCGAATGTCAGCAACTACTGTATTTCGATTGACAATGTTAAGTGTTAAGACAGTTGCCTGATCTTTGTTACAAACATAAATTGCTTGGTTAATTCCTGCTGATAGGTTCCAAGACCCTAATTTTCCGTTGGCCATGCCGTAGACTCCATAAACTTGATTATGTATTTATTAGTATATTATGCTTCTAATACAGATTTTAACCATGGTTTACAGTTAGCCCAAGTAGTGAAAACATGTGCCACACCACCTGCAGATGTCCATTCACTACAGTTGCTATGCCTATCGTCGATTAAAATGTCGCCCGGATTCTTACAATGGCGCCATTTATCAAAGCTAAAAGGACCAATAGTAACTGGAATGCCCGGGAAGTGATCGTTAGCCCACCAAACTTTATCCTGTGCAGCCAACGGCATACTATAGTCATGTGGTAGTGCTGTAAGGAAACGTAAGTGAAATTGAGGATTCTTTTCAATGTAAGATTTGCACATATCAACTAGTTCGTGTGCGCCTTCCATTAAGGGGAGATTACGATAAAATCTTAGATCTTCTTTGATTTTATCCCACTCACGTTGTGGAATGCGTTCACCAGTTTTGTCCCAGCGAAGTTTAAGGATTTCTTGTGCGTGGCTGTGCCAGTCTGCAACCACATCATCCATATCTAAATAAATGTTCATGCTGTATTATAGCATGACACTAGTTAGTTTGCAAATACGTTTGGACTACCTGATGCTAATGTTTCGCTACCGTCCCCTACTCTACCAATAGCAATACCGTTAGCAAATACATTCGGACTGCCTGCGCTGAGTGGGACACTATGTCTTGCAGAACAACCTCTGCCACCATAGGCATGAATGGTATCAGCATCACCAACCCTAACAACGCCGATACCGTTGGCTAGCACATCTCCAGAACCGGCGGCCATTGTTGTTGACCCGTCACATCCGTGATTGGTTGTTACACTGTCTCCGATTCTAGATACTGCTGGCATGAAATATTTATACTAACTTGATGCCCGATGTGGACTCAAGGAACTGTTTAGCAAATGTTGCATCAGTTGGCTCTGCAACTGTAACTGTTTGCTTGAGTAGTTTAATATCCACATCCGGTGCAACTGTAAACAAGTATGGCATTAGGCCAGGACCTTGTTGCCCCATACCAATAACCATTGGCTTTGATAACTTGTAATATGTATCAGTTTCTTCTGATAGTTTAGCAACTAGCTCTTCTCCGCTAGTTAGTTTTAAGGTGATTACTTCACCCGCTGTTACGCCTTTTGAAATTAACATATTATCCCTTTAGTGTGTTAAAAAATTCTTCGTCTTTGCCTGCAAGTCCTTGATAGCCACCCGGCAATAGAACTCCATCTTTAAAAATCTGCGGAACTGATCGCAAGCCCTGTTCCATTAAGAACTCACGAGCACTTGGTTCATCTTCCATCTTAATTGTTTTAAATTCAATGCCCTTACTTTCCAATAGTGCTGTTGCACGATCGCAGAATGGGCAGTTATTTTTACTGTAAACTGTAATCATATTTCTCTCTTATAATGCCGGTAGTTCGTTATAGTCTAGTATGTCACTCATAACTCCAATGACATAGTTAGTTGATTCGTTTTCTTGTAAGGCAGTTTGTTTGTTGCTAGTATTAGCGTGTTTGTTGAACCAAGGAATAGGAGTAGTCTTTGGAGCATGTGCTTGATACTTAATACCGATTTCTTTTAATGCGCCTACTGCTGTGTAGTCAACAAAGTCACGCAAGATATTTGCGTTAAGACCAATAACAGGTCCCTTCTTAAACAAATAGTTAGCCCACTCTTTCTCTTCACGGATAACATCCATATACAATGCGTAAACTTCTGCTTCGCATTCTTTAGATGCTTGAGCAAAGCGAGGGTCTTCCTTAACTACTTGATTAATCAAATAAGCAGTCCAGCCTTTGTGTAGTAGTTCGTCTTGTAGGATCAAACTGATGATGTTACCGTTACCCATAAAGATGCGGTTCTCAACCATTGCCAAGCTCGTGGCAAATGATACCATAAAGCGGAATGCCTCTAGTGCATAGCTTGCATGAAGTGCCATCCAAATTGCTTTAATGTGTTCGTGTTCACTAACTTCCTGCCCTATTTCTTTGCGGCAGTTAATTTCGTGCAACTTATCATAGTAGTTGCCAACACTTGATGCCATGTCTACAATTTCTTGTGTGTCATGGATAGTGTTGAATACTTCCTTAGGCACGTTGTAGATATTACGGATAATGTGACTATATGAGCGACTATGAATGTTAGTTTCAAAGAAGCTCCAGTTATACATTAGGGCTTCGACTTCCGGTAAGCTACAGACAGGAGTGAATACCTGTGTTGGTCCACGACCTTGCAAACTATCAAGTGCTGTTTGACGAAGTAGGTTGCTAGTGAAAATATGTTTAACGGCTTCGCTGGCATCTTTAAAATCTCCTGCATCTTTAGTTAGGCTAATCTCTTCCGGAACCCAAAAGAAACCACGTGCTGTAGTTTCAAAGTTTGCAATCTTAGGATACTTAACTTCTTCAAATCGTTGAATAGTAACTGGACCGTCTGGATCTAAGAACATCTTGCGACCTAAGTAGTCTGTCTTTGTTTTTAAATTATATTGTGCTTGACTCATATTAATGTTTTCCTGATGCAAGAACGATCTTGCAAATGTGTTCTAATCTTTCTATGTGCTCATAAGCACGCCATGGACTTGTATCAATTGCTACAACTCCGTGTCCTTTAATACCTACAATGTCGTAGGCAATGTTTCCATGATCATCTAATTGTAACATCTTATGGCACTGGTCTGCAAGTTCTTGACTGATGGGCGGAACATCGCCTACATTAGGTGCTACCTTGGTGTAACGATTAAGTTCCGGGAACGCATCGCTAATAGTGCTTAGATCAATACCGGCATGCATTGCAGCAATACAGTAAGTAGGATGGACATGCACTACCACACGAACATCGTTGCTGTGTTGCCCCATTGCTCGTTGTAGTCCAAAGTGCAAAGGAATCTCTCCGCTTGGCTTTAAGTTAGCACTGATGTCAGTGTAAAACTCTTCTTGCCATAACAACCCATGGATACTAATCTTCTTAAACTGATCAGGTTGTAGAGTCTGCTTACGCACACCACTTGGAGTAATGTAGAAGTGATCACGGTCGTGATGGCGTATCGATACATTACCATCACGACTAGTGATCCAATTACGCTTATAAGCGTCAACCATAATATCACAGATTGTTTCTAACATTATAGTTTACAGCTTTCGCAGTCTTCTTGGTCATCGAAGTTAATCGCCTCTAATGGCTTGGCAACTTCTTCTTGTTCCTTACTACCAGCTTTATTGATTAAGCTATAGTAGAATGTTTTAATTCCCCACATGTGTGCTTGCATCAAGTTCTTAGCAATCAATGTAGTTGGCACTTTACGGTCTGCAAAGTGTGCAGGATTGTAGAATGTGTTTGTGCTAATTGATTGATCAACATAGGCTGCTAACACGGCTGCTGTCTTTAGGTATCCAGTGCAGTCGGTCTGTTCCCACATTAGTTGATACTTGTTCTTTAGTTTAGAATACTCAGGTGCAACTTGTGTAAGAGAACCTGCTTTAGATTCCTTAACTGTGATAAGCGACATAGGCATTTCGATACCATTGGTGCTGTTAATAACAACACTAGAACTTTCAACAGGAGCAATGGCCATAAGTGTAGCATTACGAACTCCGTGCGCTTTCATTTGTGTGCGTAGAGTTTCCCAATCTAGTTCTGGCTTAAAGTCAGCTAGTTCGTTAACACCCTTAGCACGTAGTTCCCAGGGGAACACACCCTGGCCGTATCTTGTCTTATTGCTGTGTAGGCAAGCACCACGCTCTTTAGCTAACTCAACTGTAGCTTCTGTCAAATAGAATGCTTGATGTTCCATCCATGATTTAACTTCTTGTAGTGCATCCTTCTCTCCATACTTAAGACTACGCTTGGCATGCCAGTAGGCTAAGTTTGTAATGCCAATACCTAACGGTTGGATTTCGTCATTGCTTAGTTTACTTTGAATACTCAAGAAATCTTGGTAATCAAGTATATTGCACAAGCTTCGCTGAAGAATACGGCAAGCACGGCGCATGTCTTCTGGATTGCGGAAGGCGCCCCAGTTGATTGATCCGAGTGTGCAAAGAGCGATGCGGCCAGCATCGTCATCCAAACGCTTAAAGGATTTAGTAGGAAGAAGAATTTCACAGCACAAATTACTCTGGTAAATGGTATGATACTCGGGATCGAAAGGTCCTTGGTTCATAACGTTATCTGCAAACACTAGATAGATACGCCCTGTATCAGTGCGTTCTTTTAAGATGCCGCCTTTGAATACATCTTCAGCTGACATTGTCTTCTTACGAAGACCTGCTTGTTTTTCATACTTAACATAAAGCTCTTCGAATAGCTCTGTGTTTGAATAGAAAGCTTCATACAGATCCGGAACTTCGTTAGGATCAAAAAATGTTATGTTTTCTTTATTCTTAAATCGTCTCCAGAAGAAGGCGTTAAGCACAACCCCATAATCCATAAAGCGGACTCGGGTTTCTTCTGTTCCTTGGTTGTTCTTAAGGACGATAAGATCATCAAACTGATGATGCCAAATAGGATAAAAAACTGTAGCACTAGCATTACGAATACCACCTTGTGAACATGAACGTAGGTCGCCAAACCATTTCTTTAGGAATGGGATCATACCAGTGTGCATGATCTCGCCGCCTCTAATAGGACTACCTAACGGACGTAAGCGTCCAATCTCTAAACCAATGCCAGCACGTTTGCTGGCATACTTAGCCATCATTTCCCCACTGGCAAAGATGGAGTCAAGATCATCATCACTACGGATAAGCACACAGCTAGAAAATTGTTTGGTAGGAGTGCCAAGGCCAGCAAGCACAGGAGTAGCCAAAGTGAATAATCCGTCACTGGCCGCGTTATAATACTCTTTGATAAAACGCATACGGGCACTATTAGGTTCTTCTTTATGGAAGACAGTAGCGGCTGCAACCATATATCTAATTTGAGGTGTTTCATAGATTTCTTTCGTACTACGATTCTTTACTAGATATTTTTCAATCAACTGCTCAATAGCGGCATAACTGTATTGTTCGTCTTTACTATGGTCAAGCATGTCATTCATCTTGTTCCAATCTTCTTCACTATACCAAGACAATAATTCATCAGTGTAAAGCCCAGTAGCTACATTCTTTTTGACAATTTCATATAGATGCGGTACTTCATATGATCCATATACATCTTTGCGTAGCATAGACACACGCTGTTTACCTGCTACATATTGATAGTTAGTATGACCTACATCACTATTGTTTTCTACATCAATAAGGTCAACTATAGCTCTTAATGTGATTTCATCAATTTCTTTTGTTGTAATACCATCGTAAAAATGCAACTGGGATTTTATTTCTATCATTGACGGGCTAACATCTGCTATCCCTTTACATACTTTTGCAACTTGTGCTTGCCATTTTTCTAGTGTGAGTGGTTCTTTTATCCCTGAACGCTTTGTTACGTGTATCTTCATATGTTACCTATTTTATCTTTTATTTTTTTAATATCTAGCGTGTCTACTACTTTGAAATCTTTTAGACTATTACTTATTACCGTATTGGGCCAGTAATTAAGTATATATTTTGCGTTATCAACCAGGACTAATACTACATCCTCTGCTGTTTCATTTCTAGCTAAAACTAATTCTATACTATCTACTCCAATTAGATGTAGAGTATAACACATTCCTAATGCTCTTGCAACCTCACAGTAGATATTTTCGGACAAAAGTTCCCAAGGATCAGGCCAGTTATCTATATCATGTGGGTGAAGATGATGGTTGACCAATGGAGCATGTTGCCACCATTCGTCTATGGTTATACATTGTTGTTCTATGGGTAAATTAATTACGGTTTTCCGTAATTGAAACCAATCTTGAAGTCTAGCTTCATAAGTTGATTGAAAGATGTTCATACACACTTACTTATCATTTTTAGTAAGTGTGTATGAATTATAGATTAGCTATTATACGTATATTGCACCCATTGTGTACCACTGAGTAGCACTTGTTGCAACATAGTCTAAGCGACCTAGTGTTGGCATTGTGTAAGCCGCATTAGCTGACAATGCATTGATAGCACCAAGAGTTGCTGGATATACTAACAATGAGTTAGCACTTGTATTAACGATAGATACACGCATACCTGCAACTGCTGTTGGTAATATAACACCAGCACCAGAAGCAACTGTTGATACAACGTTGAACGCTTTAGTTAGTGCTGTAGCAGTAGCTTGAGTAGAACCTGCCGCTGAAATACCTGTTGTTACACCTGTAATGTCATATGTAGTAGCAATAACGTTTGCACCAGTAATATTACCACTAGCACTTAATGTAGTGAATCCACCTGTACCAGAGTTAGCGTAAACGTTACCAGCAAGTACATTACCCGTAGCAGATACTAAACCACCTGTGTTTAAGTTACCGACGTTAGCATTAGCTGTTACACTTAGTGATGCTAATGTACCAACTGCTGTCAAGCTTGAAGAAACAACTGTAGAGCTTAGTGTAGTGCCAACAATGTTAGCTGCCTGAACACTAGAAATACCATTAGCATTACCAGTAATAACACCTGTATTAGCTGTCAATGCTGTCGCTGTTACTGTACCATTAACACCTAATGATGTCAATGTACCTAATGAAGTTACATTTGGTTGAGCCGCTGTAGCTAAAGTACCTGTTAATAATGTACCACTAACATTACCACCAGTGATGTTACCAGTAG